AATCCTCCACGCAATTCAACTTCGCCGCAATTATCAATCCACCCTGTAGCCGGTTGAAAATTGGCAGTATAAATATGAAGCATCATTCACTCCTTCACATAAATTGCATCACAGCCGCACCGATAACCACTAGCACAGCCAGTAATATCCAGCACCATATAGCGCCCTCAAATAAACTCTTTGGTGCGTTATCGGAGCGCATTCTTATCCCGATACTCTGCCACGCATTCCACACATTGCCCACTCTTTGCATATCGTAATCCTCCATGCTTGCGAATACAATCTCCGCCTTGATACTTGATCTGTCCTACTCTACGCGCTTCCATCTTGGCAAGATCAGGATTTCTTGGCGGCGGATTACGGTAATTCGGATTAGTCATTATTCTTGTCCAGTTTTCTCTTTAATCACCCCGACAATACCTTCATAATGCTTTGCCGGGATATTGGCAATTGTTCGATACTTGCCGAGCAATTCAGCTTTTACATCTGCATAGCCTTGTAGCAAATCTCCGATGACTGTTGCCTGGTCTGGTGTGATAAATTCTTGCGTAGAAATAGGCGTTATCTCCGCATCAGATTCGCTCTGTAATTCTTCAGCAGACTTGACGCGCTCTTGCTTGGATTGCTTAGATACAGCCAATGGCTTGACAACATACGGCAACCGCTTCGCCTTAGATGCCGTCAATGCAAGCGTTACAGGTTCGCTAATATCAGACAGGTGCGATATGCGAATACCGCCTACGTTTGCGCCGCCGAATTTAACATTCTCATCTCGGTACAATGTCATGCTTCGGCCAATATATGTACCTCCATCACCACCCCAGAGTTGAACCAGGACGCGGCGCATACTCTTACAAGGAAGGTAAGGTTTATTTTCGTCACCCTCAAATGAAATTGCTACAGGTTGATCTCCTGCTTTTAGTGATACCTTAGTAATCTTTATTGTCTTTGGGCCGTGTCCTAAAAAATCATCCGCGTTTAGCTGGTCACTACGCGGCGCAATAGTATTCGATAAATCAGTCATTTCATCACTCCTTTATTAAATAGTGCAAGTCAAATGTAGTTTTCTTTTAACGGAAACATATGCCGCATGCGCATCTTCTGGAGTTTCATATAAACCAATAAACTTTTGTTTATTGTTTACTGTAATTACAGCCCTGTATTTTCCATTTGTTTTGTGAAATGAAACCCCTAGAAATCCAGTTTTATTGCTCCGCTGAGCCCTAATTTGATTTTGCTGATTTCCGCTTTTTGTGACCTCGCGCAAATTATCTATCCAATTATGATGCTTTATAGAATCTTTATGATCTATATCAAAGTTAGGCCAAACACCAAAGATATAAAGCCACGCAAGACGATGAGCCTTATATGATTTACCGAAAATACCGATTTCCAAATATCCATTGGTTTTGCTGCCAGCTATTCCACCAACAATTACTTTGCAGCTAATCTTTTTTTTCCAAACGAAAATCCCTGTTTCAGGATCGTAATGGAGTAATTCTTTGAGCAGTTCTTGGGTAATCATGATGTGTCCTAACTAACAGTGAGTGAGTGGTGTCAGCTATCCAGTGAGTTAGCACCTTCAACTTGCGCGGTCTCCACCGACTGACAATTAATTATACTACCTAACCTCTCCAAAAAGGAAGCGTTCCTTGTTCCCTGGCAAGTCCTTATCGAACAATGCCAACTCTTTGCTATCCGGCACAGATGCGCCAATTTCGCCGGTGATAATGTCATCGTAAATCTTTCTTTCCGTCATGTGTAGCAACATTGCATTAGCCTTGTATGTTCCAATGACAGTTTCAAGCTGTTCATGGAATGCGGTTGCGGCACTTATAATCGCATCCTGAACTACTGGATCTGGATATACCCGATATACAAACATCGGCAATCCGCCAGAATAGCTGATGAAGTCTATCCATTCGCGCCCAGATACCAGCAATCCAGTCTGAATCTGGATAATGTATTCGTCAGGTACTTTGTCACCGATAATTGTCTCTATCTGGTATTTCTGACGGCGCGACTTACATTCAATCAGGCCATCATCATTTACAAGCGCATCAGGTGAATATCCGAGCGTGAATCCCAAAGAATCGTTTGTGATGAATCCGCAATCCTTCGTCTTGGCATAGTGTTTGTTGTAGACTTTCTTCGCCTCAATTTCCTCAAACTGGCCGCGTAACATATCGTCGCCAATGTATGAAGGTTCTACATACTGGCTGATTCGTTGCGCGGCTATCTCGAACAGATGGGAGCGCGATTTGTCATTGCTGGCATATTGCAGTTTACCGGGCGTGATTATCAGCTTCATTTCTGAGGCTGTCAGAATGCCTAAACGAGCTTGCAGCCATTGCTCGGTCCCTTGTATCAGGTCATTGTGATATTTGATGGTCATGGCAGCCTCACAGTCTCAACAAACTTTTCGCTAAACATGCACTTCCTTCTCGGCCCGTACTCGATCAGTCCGAGCTTGAGCATTGCATTCCGTCTTGCAGATACCGTAGAGCGATCCATGTGAGTGACGTGTGCCAGTTCCCGAATCGTGTAATCCTTACCGTGCTGCATCTTGTCCAATATCTGCGCTTGCTGCGGCTGTATCACGGTCAGGTTGAAGTCTGGACGGTGGAAACAGTCGATTGCGGTATCTGATTGCTGAATTTTCATCATCTTCTCCTTATTCCGATTTAACAAAATCACCAGAATCATTCAGTTCATACCATGTGTCGGCTTCGATTCCATCCTCACCGACATAGGCCGTGGTAATCCGATAGCGTTTCTCGGATTGAACCCATCTAGTAAGCGCAAGAGCGCAATTCTTACCTCCTTTTACTCGACCATTCACACCTGCATTTATCGCTATACTGGAGTGACCCGATGCCGCCAACTGGCTGGAGTGACCCGATGCCGCCAACTTGCTGTAGTCACCCGATGCCGCCAACTGGCTGGAGTTACCCGATGCCGCCAACTGGCTGGAGTGACCCGATGCCGCCAACTTGCTGTAGTCACCCGATGCCGCCAACTGGCTGTAGTCACCCGATGCCGCCAACTTGCTGTAGTCACCCGATGCCGCCAACTGGCTGTAGTCACCCGATGCCGCCAACTGGCTGGAGTTACCCGATGCCGCCAACTGGCTGGAGTGACCCGATGCCGCCAACTGGCTGGAGTGACCCGATGCCGCCAACTTGCTGTAGTCACCCGATGCCGCCAACTGGCTGGAGTCACCCGATGCCGCCAACTGGCTGTAGTCACCCGATGCCGCCAACTGGCTGTAGTCACCCGATGCCGCCAACTGGCTGTAGTCACCCGATGCCGCCAACTGGCTGGAGTGACCCGATGGCTGCATATCAGACTTGCAAACATCTTTTAGAAAGTTGATACAGTCAGTGATAAATTCAGGGAGTTTCAATTCGGCTTTGAACGTGATTTCTGCCGATGCAATCTTGGAATCTTCGTTGTGCGTTTTTAAATCACCGCCAACTTCAACCTTTGCAAAGCGTGAAGTGACATCGTAGTAATTCAGCACATCAAACGGATTCTCGCATGAGTGAAAGCCGGATGAGCATACTTCTACTTTCCCATCATGCTTGTATGTTTTACCAACTTCAAACTGAAATCCGCGACATTGAAAGTTCTCATCCAGTCCTTTGTAATATATTTTGCTCATTTTTTTCTCCAGTATTACGTTAAATTAATGACATTATTACGAATCATCACAGCAGCATTGACCGGCAGCGCGTATTGCATCAGGATCTTGCGCTGGCTGTACGTTTGTAGGTCTGGCAGCAAGCATGGCTTTGTAAATGTCAGACCATGATCTGGTGAAAAATGGTAGAGAATTCCACGCCCTATCTACACAATCTACCATTTCATCACTAGGCTCAATCGGAACCAAGCAATACAGCGTATCGTCGTAGGTTATCGTCTTTTTCATAATTTCACCCCGCATTTGATTAAAGTTTCACGAATCCATCTAGGCTCTATTCCGCACATTTCAGCTTGCAGCAGGTCGCCGTTCAGGTATCTTGCCGCTTTGTCATGCTCGTACTTGTTTGATAGATCAATTACCGCCTGCTTGATTACCGCGAACATCAGTTG